TCACGCTCTGCTGCGGCGACAAGGGCGGCAAAGCGTAAAAGGAATTTAGTCTCAAGCGGCCACAAGTGTTTACCCGCCTCCTCTGCCATGCGGATGATGTCTTCTTGTGTCATATCAACAAACTCCAAATCCAAATGCCGGTGAAGAACAGCGCCAAACAAATCGTCAACAGCACTACAAAAATACACCAGAGCATCACCGCGCCGATCTTGTGCCATTGGTCTGACACTGGCTCAATGTCGTCAGGCACTGCCGGATAAGCCTTGACCTTGCGCGTCTCCGTCTCAAGCTCCGCATTTGTGAAGTGACAAAAGTGGTCACATTGAGGCGTATGAGCGCAGATACCACCCGTGTCACATATCCTGATCATGTTGCCCTCGCTTTCAGCATTTCGTCAGCAAAAGCCCATGCGCTGATTTCAATCCAACCGCTGTGGCATCCACCCTGCTTGAGGATTTCATTTTGCAGTTTTGGATTTGACAACAAACCCTGCATTGCCTTGGCCGCAAAGTAATCGCGCAGGGTCATGCCCTGTTCTGTAATGTGGCTCACGCCAGCCGGTGCTGGGAACGCTGGCCCACCTGTTTCTGTAGTCATACCACCTCCTCAGTCTTGCCCAGGTAAGCCTTCAGGCGCTTGACCCTGTTCTTGTTGTAAGTCACCATTGACTGCGCGTACTCAACACCAGTCTCAGCCCTCAACAGATCATGTTCGGCATGGATTAGTTCATGCGCGATTGCCTGTGCTGGCGTCACGGTTTTTGTCATCAGCTTTAGTTCTGTCCATAAGTACTTGAACATTATTTCACCAGCACATCAAAGGTAGCCAGCAGGAAGATCACTCCAAAGCAGACCAGAGCAGCAGCCCCGATGAGGCAAAGAACGGAACGGCAAACCAGTGACTCGGTGTGGCTTCGTGGGTAGTAGGTATATTTCATTTCGTTTTCTCCTTGGTTAATTTGCTGACATATCCACGCACTTTGGCGGCGTGTTCTAGGCTGAGATAGAACTCAACTCTAATTAGGCCAAGCGCCTTTCGGCGTTGGCGTAGGGCTTGGACTCGTTGGGTAGGGGTCATCATGGATAGATCATAGCACTGTTTCCGGTAACTCATAAACTAGGTACAAACCCTAACACCATCTCTTTAGCCTGATCAGCCCCTTTAGCCACGAAACAGGTGTAGCCACAGCCCTCCAGATAGGCGATCCAGTCCTTCTGCTCGGCGCTGAGACTGCCGCCCTTGACTCGCTTCATCTCCACCCACAAGCGCCAGTCTGGAATAAACAGGTCGGGAACGCCAGGCGATACGCCCTCAACCTTCAAGCGCCCTGCTGTAGCCATGCTTCTGGCGCCACCGTTTGGGATAGCAAAGATACGCACGCCCTTGTAGCCTTGGCGAAACCAGCGCACGAACTCGCGCTGCTCCTCGTGTTCGGTAGGGATGCGTTCTAAATTGGGCATTCTGATTCCCACCTATCGCACTCGCCCACGGCGGCCGCAAACTCCGCTGGCGGCTGCATGAAAAACTCAACGCACAGGCCATCCACGCCGTAATGCTCACAGGTGTGGCAGCACCTCGGTGGGCCAGCGGCTAGCCAGCGTTTGTAGTCAGTCACTAAGTCCGGTTCAGCGTGTCTCATACCATTTCCTTCTCATTACTCTAAAAAATTTACCATCGCGTTTGAACTCAATATGAATTGGTGGCTGCGTTTTGTTCATGTTGGTGACCATCTCCTCCAACGAATTCACGTTAAGGCCACCACGCTCAATCTGAGCACGCTGTGCCATATCCACCAGCTTTTGCATTGCCATCTGCCCAGCATACCCGTCATGCGTAACGGCTAGGTACTCTGTGATGGCTGGGTCACTCAAGCCCCCGTAGTAAGTCACCGCCAGCATCTCTTTGCCTGATGCCTTGCTGATGTGCTTGCGCCATGTCCAACTGGTCACATCCAAGTCAGTGCCATCCAGCCCCATGATGTCATCATCGTGGAGTTGCAGCTTCTTGATTTCCTTGACAGGAAACGGGTGGCCGCAAGCTGGGCAGACCATCACCGAGATAGCGCACAATTCATCGCAGTTTTCGCAAACCTTAACTGGTGCTTCGCCATTGCCATCACCGCCCTTCTTTGGGGGCTGGACAGCAGTGATCGGCCCATGGCTAGCCACCACGCCAGCAAAGTCAAGCACCAAGCAATGATCGGCGTGGCTCTTGATCCTCATGCCTCGACCCGCCATCTGCACATACAAGCTGGCGCTCATCGTCGGGCGCAGCATGGCGATCAAGTCAATGTCAGGGTAGTCAAAGCCGGTAGTCAGTACATTGGCATTGGTAAGCGCACGCAAGCGGCCAGCCTTAAAGTCGCCGATCATGCGCTCTCGCTCTTTCTTTGATGTCTCACCCGTCACGCACTCAGCAACCACGCCCTGCTGATTGAGCGCATCCGCAATATGCTGGGCGTGCCTTACGCCAGCGCAAAAGACCAGCCACGCCTTGCGGTCACCGGCCAGAGCAATCACCTCTTGCACCACTGCCTGATTCTTGTCATCGGTATCGACTGCCGCTTGCAACTCAGACTCAATGAACTCGCCGCCCCGCTTGTGAACACCAGTCACGTCCAGCTTGGCCTTGGTGACCTTAGAGCGCAGCGTTGACAGATAGCCCTTGTAAATCAACTCCTCGATGCTGATCGGATTAATCAGCGCATCAAACAGCGCTGGCTTGTCAGTGATCAAGCCATGCCCCAACCGATAAGGCGTGGCCGTCAAACCCACCACCCGCAACTCAGGGTTGATGGCCTTGAGTTGCTCTAGCAGCGTGCGATAGCCGCCCTCGTCATTGTGGTTGACCAAGTGGCACTCGTCAATGATCACCAGATCGGTGTGGCCTAACTGCTTGGCCTTGGTACGCACCGACTGGATGCCAGCAAAGGTGATCGGCTCTCCCAAGTCCTTGCGGCCAATGCTTGCGCTGTAGATGCCCATCGGAGCACCAGGCCAGTGCTGGCGCATTTTCTCGGCGTTCTGCTCGATTAATTCCTTGACATGGGTCAGCATCAGCACCCGAGTCTCGGGCCAGTTCTGCAAGGCGTCCTTGCACAGCGCTGCCACAATGTGACTCTTGCCTGATCCGGTGGGCAGCACCAAACAAGGATTGCCCTTGCCGCCCTCCTCAAACCATGCGTAGAGCTGGTCTATGGTGCGTTGTTGGTAGTCACGGAGCATTGATTGCTTCAACCTCTTGGATTCTTTTGCCAATCCATGCCATCACAGGCACGGCCATGCTGTTGCCCAGAGCCTTGTAGCGTGGCCCGTCAGGCGTTGGCTTACCCTTGGCCTTGATGTCGGTGTAGTTGTCGGGGAAGCCTTGAAGCCTCTCGCATTCAACAGGGGTCAAACGGCGTACTGCCATTGCGTTTGTTATTGGTATATGACCGCCACCAGCGCCCATCGCGTTTGTCAATGTTGGGCTTTGATCAATGCCAATGCCAGCATTTGGATGCTGACCGCCAAGGCATACCGCCATAGGATTCTTAGCTTGCAGGGTTTGCATGATGTCCACATCAGTCTGTGGGTTTGACATCTGGCCGCTGAAGGCAATCGGCTGCGCCACTAAAGTCTGAGCGTTTTGTGACTGTTCTCTAAATTCACCAACCGCATTGTGTGTATCTAAACAAGTAGCCACTTGAACTTTATTAACATGAAGTCCACGATTAGAACCTCCTGACAATGTGTATGCCATTGGCTGCGCCACCGCATGGCTATGCCCCTTGGTCAATGTGTAACTAGGTGCGCCAGGTACAAAGTCACCCATGCTGTGCTTGTCGCCTCTGCCAATGTGGTTCATCGTATCAATGGGGATTGCTTGCGCCACCCCATGCACACCTGTGGCATTTAATGTGTACATCGGGCCGCCCTCAGTAAACCCATCATGGTTGCCGCCGTTCTCAGGCTTGCGTCCTATGGTGTTTTCTGCGAGAGCAATGGGCTGCATAACCATGTGAGCAGTATCAGCTACAGAACCCTCGCGGGTTACTACAGTGTTTGTGATCTCACTACTAAAGTTTTTGCAATCTTGTAGCCCAACTAATGTTTTTACTGCTGGCACAAACATGGGGCAACCCGCATTGACATGCTGATCTTCAAGACCTTGTTTTGTGCCAAAGGTTGTGTCTAGGGTGCTGCTTATTTCGGCTGGCCACGCTTTAGTAACAGGAATCATCTTGGCAGAATTCTTGTTCATACCATCTGTACCCGCATCTTTGTAGTCCCTTGCCGACAATGGGCCAGTCAGTTCTACTCCACAGTCGAAACTGCTTTCAATGCTTGTTCCAGTGCTAGCGGAAGAACTTTTCCCCTTTTCTCTGCTCGGCGCAGGATACCCGCACATGCTGTGGCGCTCAAAAAGAACCGCTGCGGCAGGTCGCCAGTTTCCAGCGTATCCGACAACGAACACACGGCGGCGGCGTTGGGCCACTCCGAAGTACTGAGCGTCAAGAACTCTGTATGCGAACCCATACCCGAGTTCGCCCATCCCTCGAAGGAGGGAGGCAAAGTCGAGTCCTCCGTTAGAGGATAGGACGCCGGGGACATTCTCCCAAACCAGCCACTTGGGCCGATACTTTGCAGCAATGGCAAGGTAGGTAAGCATGAGGTTGCCACGAGGGTCATCCAATCCTTTTCTGAGTCCGGCGACTGAGAATGATTGGCAGGGAGTTCCTCCAACGAGAACATCGACATCTGAGACATTTGTCCACTCCTTAAATTTGGTCATGTCGCCCACATTGGGCGTGTTAGGGTAATGGTGCTCAAGCACCTGTGATGGGAATTTTTCGATCTCAGAGTAAGCTGCAGCTTCCCATCCAAGGGGATGCCAAGCAACAGTTGCGGCCTCAATGCCAGAGCAAACGGATAAATATCTCATCCCACCACCCGCGCATTCCAAACCTGCCGCATCTCAGCAATCAAAGGATCACCACTAGCGCAAGCCTCGGCATTAGCCAGCAGTTCTGTGCTACCCCAAACGCCCTCTTGCGCTGGGTCACCGTTTGCCATGTTGACGCCATTGATCTCGTAGACGGCAGTGAACTCGTCCGGCCCGTCCTTGCGTTGCCACGGCACTAGGTCGGGGTGCAGAACATGGCTCTCGCAACCCTTGTGCTGTGCGTCCACTGGGATCACATCGTTCCACTTAGCGCAATGCCAAGTTGAATCAGGCATTGGCGTGGCATTGGCACAGGTGCGGCAATTGACATGCTTGGTGGTCTTGGTTTCGTGGCAAAACTTGTACGCATCGCAGAACTTGCACTGATACCAAGATGGGTCAGTGCTGATTGGCTCTGGCATACGTTCGGCCAGTGCAATGTAGTGACCTCGGCGCACCGCTTTTTCTGAGACTTCCTTGTCAAACTTCACGCGCTCGGTGTGGATGCGGTCATCGTCCTTGCAGATGGCGACATACAGCGCACGGTCAATGCCCGTGCCTTGCATATAAACTTGCATCTGGGTGAAATGTTCTGGCTTGGCTTTCTCCACGCCGTCCTTGACCAGCGCATCAAAAGACTTCTTAGAGTGCGTCTTGAACTCGGCCACATGCTTGGACTTCGGGGCTTCAGGAACGCCCTTGTCAATGATGGCGTCCAAGCTGCCGGAGACATGGCCTCCAAAGTCAACTCGGTGCTGTGCAGATACCTTACGGACATCCAAACCAATGGCACGCAAGTCGCTGATGATGGTGGCTTCTTCGTTATGCCCCCTACGGAACAAGCGCAAAATCCGACCTGAAAACTCAGGCTGCACCGCCCATCGGAACGACAACCACAGCCAGCGGTCACAGACATGGCCTAGCGTGCTAGCCCCAAGGTGCGGTCTTGGCTTCTCGGACTTTGACTCGTGGTGCTTGTCAACCAGCGCCTGAATGGTATTATCTGACTCGGGAATCTTCATTGGTTCTCTCCTTGATTGACATTTGCCCCGACCTTAAACAGTCGGGGCTTTTTTTTACTTACTTTTTAGCCCAAGGTGGCGCTGACTTAGCAGTTGGGGCTGGTGCTGCTGTAGCGGCTGGCGCTACGCTACCCGACACCGACTTGAAGGCTCTCGCCTCGTTTTTAGCGCCATATTGAGCGTCTTGCTTAATCTCTAGCTTGATGCTGATCTGACCGCCAATCAACTGGTCAGTGTCAGTAACTTTCACCAATCCAATCGCACGCATGATCTCGCCAAGTTGCTGGCGTCCAATTTCCTCGGCCTTTGGGTTGGCGTTCTTGATGTTGAGGTTGCCAAACACGACCCGACCTTGGTGGCTCGGGCCGGTGATGTCGTAGCGTAGCTTGATGTACTGACCATCATTAGCCTTTGTGGCCTTGAGTTCAGATTGCGAGATGGTGGCTGTGTACCAACCAGCGGGTAAGGGTTCAAAGTTGCCAGCGTTGCCAACTGGCAACTCGTTAACGTCAAAAGTTTCTGTAAGAAAAGCCATGATAATTATTCCTTAATGGTGATTTTGAAAGAGGGACGGCCAGGCTTGGCCGTAATTGCACCAGCCAAATGCTTGGTGATGGATTCGTCTGCTGATTTCCAGAGCGTTAGGTTTAGTTCTGGCTTCCAGCGGAACAGGGTCGCCAGATGCTCGGTCAGCCCTGACTCAGTAGCCAGCATCTGCAACTTCTCCGAATCAACCTTGCGGTCAATGCGGCCAGAGATTTTGACTACATAGCCGTCAGGCTCTGCTGTCTCCGTGGACTCAAAGGCATCAGGCAAGCGCAAGGCTTTGACAATCTGGTCTTCAATCGAGCGGCGCTCGACTACCGTGCGCTCCTCAAGAGCTTTGTAGCGCAACCAATCTGCACTAAGGTTTTCAAGGGCGGTGGTTTCACTCATCATTTTCTCTCCTATGAATCGCGTCGAATTGTTCGGCCATCAGTTGCAACTTGGCAGCTTCTAAGCATCCAAGAACAGTAACAGCCAATACAGATCCTTGATACTTGTAAAGTATCTGCATGATTTCATGTACCAACTCTTTGGCTATGTCTGCTGAGTAATTCATTTCTTACCCCCAATCTTTGCAATGATTGCACCCAAATCAGGCGCTTCCCACGCTTC